CCGGCGTCGGACAGGTCGACGTCGACGAGGACCCAGTGGTCGAGGATCTCCCGCCAGCCGATCCGTAGCCCGTCAGGCTGGCGGGTGTGCTTCGGCTTCAGCTCCGCCGGGACGCCCCGGTACCGCGGGTAGATGCCCGTCGCTGGGTCCGGTTCGCCGACGCCGAACGGGGCCCACGCGGCGACGTCGAAGACCCCGAGGCGGCTCCCCCCGAGGCACCACCGCCGTGCTGGGCCGCGAAGATCTGATCGGCGGTGTCCTCGCCCATCGTCCAGTAGTACAGGGCGTACAGCCCGAACCGGTCGATGTGCGGGCCCGGGACGCCGTCGGCGACCATCTCGGCGTGCGCGGCTCCGAGCGCGAGCTCGGCGACGTCCTTGTCCTTGATGGACTCGATCACCGCGAGGGTGTCGGCCGGGACCTCCGGCGTGCCCTTGCGGCCGCACGTCGGGCACTCCTCGAGCGCGGCGGAGTACACGGCCACGCCCATCGCGTTGACCGCGGCGAGCTTGAGGCCGGTGTCCTTGTCCGGCGGCGGGACGGTGTACGTCCTCCCGCGGTACGGGATCTCGAGGTCGGGGTCGAGGTAGTCGGTGAGGTCCTTGAGGGCCATGGCGGTCTCCTTGCATGCCGGGCAGCCGGGTGGAGCGCGCGGGGCCGGACCCGGCTGTGCCGGCCCCGCGCGCGATCAGGGGGCGGGGGTCAGGGCGTCTCGTCCTCGGCGGCCGGGTTGGTGGCGAGGCGGCGACGGCGGCCCTGGCCGGTGATGGTGAACGACCAGCCGCTGATCTGGTCGTTGCCGGTGTTCTGCCGGTTCATCTGCACGGTGCCGTCGCCCTCGTAGGCCTCGTTCGGGTTCGGCACGGCGTCGGCGGGGTTGTCGTACCAGCGGAAGTGCCCGGTCGCGGCGTTGCCGACCGCCTCGGGGCCTGCGAGCTCGAGCATCCGCTCGACCTCGGGCAGGAAAAGCCCCGAGGTCGGCAGGCGGTGGCCCTGGATCGTCCCCGCGAGGGTCCACGACTCCGAGGTCTTCTTCTGGTTCGGGGCGCCCTTGTCGTCGTAGGTCGCGCCGTCCTGGGTGACGGGCGTGGCCTGCGGGTCGTAGGCGGAGCCGAAGCGGATCTGCTGCCACACCGGGGCAGCCTTGGTGCCGAGGTTGACGTCGATCGCGTACTCGTAGGAGAACGCGAGCTCGGTCTCGACGGGGGTCTCGCTCATGAGGTGCCTCCTGGGGCAGGTCAGGCCGGGTCGTCGGTCGGGTTGGTGGCGAGGTCGACGACCGCGCCGGTGCTGCCGTCGGGGACGGTGCTCGAGGCCGCGGCGCCGATCGCCGCGACCTTGTCGGCCTTGCGGGTCGCGCCCGCCAGGTCGATGCCGTGCTCGGCCGCGTAGGCGTCGAGCTGCTTGCCCGTCCAGTCGGCGGTCACCGGGCCGTCGGGGTACGCGCGGGCCTCGGGGGCCGGGTCGGCCGTCAGGGTGTAGCCGGCGACCTGCAGGTAGGACTGCAGCGCCGGGCTGATGTCGCCGGTCGACGCCGCGCCGGCGCGGAAGTCGAGCGAGAGCGGCCCGATGACGACGGGACCGGAGAAGCTGGGGTCGGGGTGCGTGACCTTCACGGGGTGCCTCCGGGGCGTTGGGTGACGATGCGGAAGTTGTCCGACCGCTCCTCACGGCCGCTGTCGTCCGCGCCGAGCGGAGCGGTCGACTGGTGCGCGCACCTGGCGACGCGCAGCGAGCCCCAGGTGGCGTGGTGGACGGCGTGCATCGCGTCGATGACGTCGTCGGCGAGGTCGTCGACCTCGTCGGCCGGGCCGGGCGCGCGGGTGAGGATCTGGACCATGACCCCGGTGCTCGGGAGCTCGACGTCGAGGTCGAGGTCGTAGACGCTGATCGCGATGGCCCGGTCCGGTGACTCGGGCAGCCGCTTGAGCGCGATGAGGGTCTGGTCCGCGGTGACGACCTCGTCGGGCCCGGCCCAGACGCCGGTCCCTGCGGCGGTCAGGTGGGCGGCGATGCCGCGCAGGACGTCGCGGACCCGGACGGTGCTCACTGCGTCTCCTTGCGGATCTCGGCGGCGATCGTCTCGGCTGTCGTGCGCCGCGACGCCCGCCACGGCCGCTCGAGGTACTTCGCGCTCTCGCCCTTGTCGTGGCGCAGGCGCACGACCTCGTGCTGGCGCACGGCGTAGGGGGTGTCGTAGGAGACCGCCGCGACCAGGTCGGTCTCGTCGACGTCGAGGGCGGCGGACCCCGCGAGCTGCTCGTCCTCGCGCGGGACGACGCGCAGGGACGCGTCGAGCACGTCCTGTCCGGCGCGCCGGACCCCGCGGGCGGCGCCGCGGCCGATCTGCTGCTTGGCCTGCGCCCCGTTCCAGGTGATCCGGACGTCGTCGGCCACAGCGCCCCCTACGTCAGCGAGAGGGTCTGGTACGACCAGATCGTCGGGTGGTGGTGCCGGGACGTGGTGATGACCCGGGCTTCGCGTTCGTGGCCCGTGCCGGGCCACACGGTGACCAGGGAGTCGGTCGGGACCTCCTGGTCGAAGTCGACGTGGACCTCGGCCTCGGACACGACCTCGGCGCCGGTGCGGTCGCGCACGACCTTGCGCTCGTCCATGGCGAACGCCCGCACGTCGCGTGCGGGGCCGTAGACCGGGCCGGTGGAGGAGCGGCCGAGGTAGGGGCGGATCCGCACGGTGTGCGGGGCGGCCCAGTCCGGCAGCGGGGTGAAGTCCATGGCGGTCACCAGGGCTCGTAGATGGGCTCGCGGGCGATGCTGACGCCGCAGGAGCACGTCACCCCGCCGAACATCAGCGAGCACCACGGCGGGTGCCCGCCTGCGGCCGGAGCGGTGTCGACGACGAAGGCCTTCGCCTTCTCGCCGGTCGCGCAGACCTTCTGCAGGTCGGTGATCTCGGTCGGCCAGAACATCGCCCGGCGGCCCTGGTACTGGGTGGTCTGGGAGAACGGCCCTGCGATCTGCGTCTGGATCGCCCCGCTGCCGGCCTCGTTCCAGCGCAGGATCGCCCCACGCAAGATGCCCTTGACGGCGGCGAGCTTCGCCTCGCGCACGGCCTTGTCCGGGTCGGGCTCGCCCGCCGGTGCGACGGTCAACTCGGGGATGCAGGGGGCGGTGAGGATGGCCTGGGCCTCGGCGTCCGCGATCATCTGCTCGGCCTTCGCCTGGCCGATGGTCGCGAACGGGACGAGGTCGTCGGGGGTGATGAACTTGCCCATCCTCACCGCCTCCTGTCAGTCGCCGGAGCCGGCGGTGGCCGCGTCGTCGGCGTCGAGCACCGCGACGAGCTCGGGCTTGGTGCCCTCGGCGGACAGCAGGGCGTCCGGCTCGCGGCCCTCGTTGCGGCGTGCGATCTCCGCCTTGAGGTCCGCGACCTTGAGCGTGCTGTGCGGCGAGGTGCCGTCGGTCTTCTCGGGGCTCTTGCGGGCGGTCGGCTTCTTGTAGCCGCTGCCCGCGAGCAGGCGCTTGGCCTTGTCGTCGGAGACGTTGACGGTGGCGCCGTTCGGCGCGATCAGGCGGACCATCAGGCGTTCGCCACCTTGTCCTCGATGACCGCGAACTGGTCGACGAAGACGTGCCAGGCGAAGATGACCTCCGCACGGAACAGGACCTCGTTGTGGCCGGCCAGGTCGCGCCCGGTGTTGTCCGGGTCGCCGTACTCGAGCATCCGGAACGGGAACGTGCGCTGCACGCCCCAGCGGATGCCCTGCTGGTAGTTCCCGACGATCGCCCGGACCTTGTTGTCGGTCGCGTCGCCGTCCTTGGCCTTGCCG